AAAGACGCTGAGTAATACATACTCATTGTCGTAGCTGTTGGTGTAACAGTAACGCCTCCTAGCCAGTTTTTAGCTTGTGAGGATGTTACAGAGTAAAGATTGTAGGGTTGAGTAGTAGAGGCTTTAGGCCAGGCAGCTGAAGCAGAGTTGAAATACAGGTAGTACTCATATCCATCGAACTTTTGAATAGTGTTATTAATCTCACCCTGTAAGATTACTCTAGCACTCGTTGTATTTGGCGTTGTTAATGCAGCTGATGCAGATTCTATGGACTGTAACTTATAAACGTAGTTATAAAGTCTTTCAGTTACTGAAGAAAAGTGAGTAAAGTTTTCAAAATTACTATAATCTACGTTAATTTGAATTCCTTTTTCGTCCATCATGGACTGTAACTGCTGATATGAAGAGGTTACGGAAGTTAAAAATAGGGAAGAATAGTTGTAATAGGGTGTGGTTTTTCCTATTTTGTCGGTTATACTTACTTTGTAGTTCGGTCCGCGTAAAGGTATAGAATCAGGTAAGATTTCTGCAGTTACATTAATTGTAACGTTAAATTCGGCAGGTTCTGCAGCTTGAGTTACTACCCAAAAGGTAGATTTAACATCAAAATCTGTAGGAAGAGGTTCATAAAGCTTAAAGATAACATAGCCTTGATCTGATTCCTCTATGTAAACCGCATTTACCCCAATGATTTGCACGTCTCTACCGAAATCTAATAAGAAGTCTGGGTAATAAGCATCAGTACCGAGAACCCCGTTAAACTCATTAAAAGCAGTAGCTAATTCTATGTTAGAGAGGTCTTGACGAGCACATTTTATCTCAGTTCTTGACCTAGAAATCTCTTTAATCCAAAAATTGGTAGATGGATCCGGACTAGAGGCAATAAACTTCCTAAAAAAGTTATACTTTACATTAACACTTCCTCTATTAAATCCCTGTTCTTTTGCGTCAGCTTCAGGATCTAAGTAGAGTACGTTAGTAGTCCCTGTTTTAGGATCTAAATTACTTCCGATATTATACTTAGTAACATTATAATTACTCCCTATTACTGTTCCGGCTTGATCTTTTATAAAAAGTTCAATATAATCCGTCAGTCCACCGAAGGAAGGAGTAATAAAAGCTTTATTAACTAAAGTAAGATCGGAGGAATTGTATTCTTGATACTGTTCGGTCGATCCTAAATATGTAACATCAACTATCTCCATTATATTATCTTAGTTAAATTTGCGTAGTTCGCGTTTGCTTCGAGTAACTGTTGTCTTAAAGAGTTTATCTCTTCAATATAAGCTTTTTCTGTGTCAGTTAAAACTGTTCCTCCTAAATATTCTGTACTTCTTGCAACTAAATATTCATGAGAGTTTACCTCTCCCGTAGCGGGAATCTCAAAAAACAGTTGATTATAAAGGTCAAAAAAGGCTTCCACTGTAACTTGCTCTGAAACTGTATCGGCTACTACTGGATTATACAGCTCACTAAACTGAATATCTACTACTCTAGGATAGGTATTGCGTCCGTAGACTTCTTTTACTAGCTCAACTTTTTCACTCATTACGCTACGATTTTAAATACTAAATTCTGACCGCTATAAACAACCTCTTCAGCTGGTAGTAATGCTAGGTCTTCTGGTCCATATAAAGATAATGCATTGTAAATAGACTGTTGGTTATCATATACCGATAAAGGACCATAAGTTGTAGAAAGTATGTTCGTCTTAATTAGTAATCGATAAAATCTATTAATTTCTAACCCGGTAGTATATAAAGTAAAGTAGTTTCCTACGCTATCGCAGCTTATTTTAGTAAAGTTTTCGTCAAAATCTACAATCATTTCTCCTGTCTTAACGTCTTGTAAAGCCCAATAGGTTTGTTCGGACAAAATTAAGTTAGTTAGGTATATAGAAGATGTTGTAAATTGACGAGGAGGATAAGTATATCTAGTAGATACTCTCATCTTATAGGTTTCACCTTGTACGAACTGACCTGGATTATTGGCTAATACTACGGTAACTTGATCTGTTAGTACATAATTAGTACCTTGAGGATAGTAATTTGAATCGTCCCACTTAAATTGAATAGTAGGAGGATAAATCGTATGTGTATCTACTGAGAAGAACTTTAAATCGATAAATGCATTAGTATCTTCTTCTACAGCTTGAGGATGTTTTATAATAATTCCGTAGTTAGGGATTGAACCAGAGAACCATTCGTCCATAATACTAGTCATATCTGCATTCAAATCCTTATTTGACATATAGTCAAAGCTCTGAGTTGCAGGAGTACTAGACCATGATCCACCGCCTGTTACGTAGAAAATAGAAGAACCACTAGGAATAAAATTCCAGTTTAGGCTTGCACTCTCCCAGGTAGGTAAGTCTATGTTATCCCAAACAAAGGCATCTTCAGCCCAAGGGGCAGAGCTTCCAGAAATTCCTGTATATAGCCAAGATACTCCGTTAGTGGATTGAGGTACTTGAGCAAATCTGCCAGTACCCATAGTCCAGGATTGAGAAACAGGATATACATCTAAGGAATAAGTAGTGCTTAAATTTTGAGCAAAAGCTAAACTTAACTTTAAACTTGCCTCGTAAGAACCGCTCTTGGCTTGCGCTGCGAAAGTCTTTAATTTATTAATATCGGTATTAGAGAACTGTAGTACTGATCTTCTAATATCTGTTTGAGGAAACAACTCTCCAGAATTATTATAATTGTCATTAGCAGCTAAATCATAAGTATAGTAAGGATTTTGAGTAACGAGTTGATCTCTATTATAGAATGCAAGACCGGCTTGCGAATTCTTAACAGATACTTCCAATACTTGATCTATACCAGTATTTTTTGCTGGGTATCTAGAATAAATTGTTGCATCAGCGGATGCGAATATTTGATATACTGCCATTTTATTACATTGTTACTACGCGTCCTTGAATATCGACATCGGGGTATTTAACCTCAAAGATACTAGGATCTAACGAAGGATAAATTACACCGTTTAAAGTTGCACCTGCTATATCATAACTGTATTCTGAATAACCTGCACTTGTTCCTGCTAAATTACTTATTGCAATTTTATTTACTGTTTGTACTCCTGCTACTTGATCTAATAGAGTATAGACAGTGGAAAGTATAATAGGTTGATTTATTTGCCAATTCTCTCTATTGAAGAAAGCCTTAAGTAGGTCTATGCATAAAGAAAGAGTTTCTCTTGCTGAATAGTTTGGTAAAATAATAATGTCAAAGCTAACTTTAATGTTAATAATATAAGCAGGCTTTAATCTAATAGTATCAGTTAACATTCTATACTCTTTTAAGTACGTTTGAATATTACGTAATAAAGCCGCGCCTGGAACTTCAAATTGCCCTGAAGTATTATAGCTCAATAAGTAAAGTGAAGTTGCTAAAGGATCTCTTTCGCCTGGTTCGTTTATTAGATATTGTGCAAAAGTGGCTTCATCTTTGGTAACATAAGCCTTAGCTACTTGACCAAACTTAGGAGGCATACCTAAAGTAATACCTAAATAATCTTGCTGCGTTACAGCTCTCATTTGTGTTGGAAACTGATTTAGAGTATTTAGTCTTAACTGCTCTGGACTATCACCATCTCCTCCACCTACTGCTCTTTCTGCGTTATTAATTGCTAAAGAACTTAATGCATTTCCTTGTAAAGTTGGATTAGTAGGAGTACCTTCGAATACTGAAGTACTAGTAACAATATTAGTTAATTGATTAACCTGTACGTTTGAAGCAGCTCCTCCACCTACTAAGTAAGTAACAGTTAAAGTTACGTTTTGAGGTGCTAGACCGTAACTATCGTTCGTTACAAAATTGGTTGGATCAAAGGCAGTATTCAAGAGAGATATACCGTTTATAGTGCCTATACCTACGTTGTTTGGATTAGGAATATAAACAGAAGAAGATACGGCCGATATACCTGCGCCAAATTCTAATTCTAGCGTATCGTTTTCTTTAAACCTAGAAACAAATCTTCTTGGTACGAGTAATTTTTCTAAGATGTAAGGAACTTCGTTAGCCTTAGAATATAGTTGTGGATAAGCTGCTTGAGTATTTTGTACAGGCTTTAGAATGTAGTTCTGAGCTAAGTACGGTACTTCATACCACTTATTTCCATTAGCATCAGTAATACTTATAATTTCAATAATGTTATTATCTTGTAAAATCCTAGTAGGAAATCTCTCTGCTGCACCGAAGGTTAATGTAGTTGTTTTAACTTGTCCTGAAATAGCTTGAGTTGTTTTCTTTAGTAGATAAGTATTTGGATTACTTCCTACAGTAGTATATACTGAAATATCAGTTGGGTTAATAGAAGAGGATAGATTAAAGTTAACTACATTCGGTACGTAAAAATACATTGTTGTATCTATATTAGACCTAGCTTGCATACCGGACTCAATAGTTAATGCATAATTATAATCAGGTGCATAAGCTGCTCCTGAAGCAGGTAATTGCTGATATACATCTAAGTTAACTATAGCTGCAGAAGTTACTTTTGGTCTGTAACCGAGCATGTAAGCTAAGTTATATAGATTGGAAGGTTGCTTTGCATACTCTAAAAAGGTTTCTTGAGTATTATTATCTAAGTAAAAGGCTAGTACATCTCCTACATAAGCAGCCATATCAATGAACATAGTACCAGGTGAGGATGTAGAAAAGTCGTTGTAAGAGGTTGGATAATATGCTTTTGCGTACTCTACCAACGCCTCTTTAAAGGTGTTAAAGTCTTTATTTAAATATCTTATGTCTTTATTAGCCATTGATGCTTAGTGTTATATTGTCAGATTCTCTAGTGTTTCTAATAGTGTATGAGAAATTAACAGTCAAGGTATTCTCATCTGGACTACCTCCGAAAGTTAAGGCTGTTATAACTACATTTGGAAAATAAGCTTGAACACCACTCCTTATTAAAGTATCTAAATCATCTACTGTAGTGTTAGTTATTTGCTCAAATAATTTACTTCTAAGGCCAGCTCCAAAAGAGGGGTTGAATATTCTCTCTCTAGGATCGGTCAATAAGAAATTTATTAAATTATACTTAGTTTGATCTTTAGTGTTATATACAGTCTCGAAAACAGCAGGATTGCTGAAAGGTATA